CAACAAGGGAGACTGTCATTCCCGGTTCAAAACTCTGCTGAACAATAGCGATCTTTTCCTGTGTAGTACGCCGTCTGCGTTTCTCCGGTCCTAAGACATCAATCATCTGCTCTCCAATGACTAGTCTAAAAACTAGTATTAAGACTATCACTTAAATAAGTGATATTGGTTGTCTGGAGATTCAGGGGGCCAGTCTAAATTGCCAGCACCCACGTTGTAAACGAATGAGTAAAGAGCGCCGCGCGTTGTTTCCGGTATATCGACTTCGATGTACGGGTTAATTTGTCTGGCGACAGTGGCAAGGTCTTTATTCAAGAGTGCTTTGCATTCTGCTTTGGTATACGTTTTACCGAGCATGATGTCTTTTCCTGTATGCCCGTGACATACAGTCCATACACCAACAATATCTTTGTATGGTATGTAGCTGACACCTTCCAGACCATCGTTACCACTTGGGCCAGTGATTAACACTGATGCTATAGCAATTGCTCCGCCACCAATAGCAGCAGCAACGGCTTTTCGTAATGATGGAGGCATTATTCACCTCTCGCAGCCTTGCGCTTATCTTCTTTAATCTTGAAATAAAGGTTTGTCAGGTACGTCAGCAGGCCAAATACCAGGCTACCCAGCACACCTATTGCTGCCCACTGTGAGGGCGTGACTTTATCGAGCAGCTGTAAAAACCAGTAACCGGCACTACCTGCTGAGGTGCCATAGGCGACACCCGTTGTTAACTTATCCATGGATTTCATAACCCCACCTCGCAGACAAAGCGGGTGTAAATTGAGGGAATACTACGAAACGTAACAGACTCGGAGTCAGTGAATAACTCAGGTATTGGGTTATCAGCTAATATCGAGACTCAAAAAATGGAAAAACCCGCTCGACGGCGGGTTTAAGCTGTGTGACGAAGTAACCACTCTTAACAGCATAACCAATTTTTTACGTACGTAAACCACAAAATGATATTTGCGAGAATGCTACCGAGTATTGAAAACACCACTACAAATACATAAGCAAATCTCAACAAATAACCAGCAAATAATTTCCAGCGTTATTTTTAGCCGATTTAAATTGAACCTTCAAATTACAGAGCACTTATAAATAACAGCCGTTAATATAAATTGGCTAATAGATTTATTTTTATTCAGCCAAGAGCCATGAATAGGATTCGATAGAAAAAAGTTCAGATAAAAATAGAGATCTACTTCACAAATCAAACGAGAAACCAAAACTTACATCTTGAAATAATCACATTGATTAGATGAATATTTATCGCGCAGTGACATCATTTTTTAATAATAGTTCAAAAAAAAGGGCTCACGATGAAAAAATTAACAGTGGCAATTTCTGCTGTAGCTGCATCAGTACTGATGGCGATGTCTGCTCAGGCAGCTGAAATTTATAATAAAGACAGTAACAAGCTGGATCTATATGGGAAAGTTAATGCCAAGCACTACTTCTCCTCTAATGATGCAGATGATGGTGATACTACTTATGCCCGTCTTGGCTTCAAAGGTGAAACCCAAATCAACGATCAACTGACTGGTTTCGGTCAGTGGGAATATGAATTCAAAGGCAACCGCGCTGAATCTCAAGGCTCCTCCAAAGACAAAACCCGTCTTGCATTTGCAGGCCTGAAATTCGGGGACTACGGCTCAATCGATTACGGCCGTAACTACGGTGTAGCATATGACATCGGTGCGTGGACTGACGTTCTGCCAGAATTCGGTGGCGATACCTGGACCCAAACAGATGTGTTCATGACTGGTCGCACCACTGGTGTTGCAACTTATCGTAACAACGACTTCTTTGGTCTGGTTGATGGTCTGAACTTTGCTGCTCAGTATCAGGGTAAAAATGACCGCACTGACGTAACTGAAGCTAATGGTGATGGTTTCGGTTTCTCCACTACTTATGAGTATGAAGGATTCGGTGTAGGTGCAACCTATGCTAAATCTGACCGCACTAATAATCAGGTTATCTACGGTAACAACAGCCTGAATGCATCTGGTCAAAATGCTGAAGTATGGGCAGCTGGTCTGAAATATGATGCGAACAACATCTATCTGGCTACCACCTATTCTGAAACCCAGAACATGACTGTTTTTGGTAATAACCATATTGCCAACAAAGCACAAAACTTCGAAGTAGTTGCACAATATCAGTTCGACTTCGGTCTGCGTCCGTCCGTTGCTTACCTGCAATCTAAAGGAAAAGACTTGGGTGCGTGGGGTGATCAGGACCTGGTTGAATATATTGATGTAGGTGCAACCTATTACTTCAACAAAAATATGTCCACTTTTGTTGATTACAAAATCAACCTGATTGATAAGAGCGATTTCACGAAAGCATCTGGCGTTGCTACCGATGATATCGTTGCTGTAGGTATGGTTTACCAGTTCTAATTTGATTACTAAAAGATATGTTGCGGGAGGCTTTGCCTCCCCAACATATAAGTGGCTCCCTCAAGCCACTTCCTTTAGGAGCACAACCTTGCTTCTAACTATATAAACCTTCTGTTATATATTACCCTTTATTTTTGGGGGCGTTGCAACGCCCCATTTTTAATAATTTTTAGTAAACAATTGGCATATTAATTAGAGTTATTAACAACGATATCCATCTCTAACCGGATATCTAATGCCATTAACATCCCTTCAATTATGCCCTCAGCCTTCTGTAACCTTTTCCCGATATAACCATCAGAGCAGCAATGCTTACCTGCCAGTGACATGAATGTCATACCGACTACATAATAATCTACTAATAAATCGTGCAAATCGCTGTTGTTCTTTTTCAGACGGGCCATGCACCCGCAAATAATCATCGCGTCATCGTCACAACATTGCGGGCGAGATTTTACTTTTGAAGTAATTAATCCCTTAAAACCGGCGGCAATGGACGACCAGGTCACATCTTCATGATTATTAGCCGCCCACGCTCCCCAACGCTCAAGAACCATCTGAATATCACGCATCAACTTACTCCACAAAAATCAGACCAGAACGCCAATTACAAGCAAAAATCAACAAAACAGTATTAGTTGATTGTTATCTCTGACTTCATACTCCTGCTCCTGTCAGGGTTTTGGCGTAATTCTTCAGTATTCGGTAATCGGTCAAAACAGAACCGGGGAAACGATATAAGCGCAGATGCCCCCAGCGGTGGCGAAGAAGTTCTGCCATATAAAACTCAAACATCATTCATTCCCCATTTCGGTGATGGTCAGTTCCAGCCTCCCACCTTTGGTAACAGGCATCTTCACAACGCGGTAATCAACGACCTGAGCATCATCCAGCCAGAAACCTGCTTTGGTGAGTGCGTCAAAAGCGGCTTTTTGCAGATTATCCAGGTCACGGCGACGGCGATCCGGCATGTGGCACTCAATACGGATTTTCACTGGCATAGCCAGGCCGATATCCAGCATTGCGTTTTTAATGATTCGGGTGACGTTATCGCGGTATGCCTGCCCTTCTGCGCTGATGTGTGTGCGCCCGCGATTATGGCGGTAATAGCGGTTATTGCTCGGAGGCCAGGGTAATGTGATGCTGTAGGTATTCACGCCTTAATAACCCCCTCTTTCAGCCAGATAACCTGCGTTCTCGCCATACCTTCCAGCGCGCATTCTTTTGCATACTCAGCATCGACAAAATATGTGCGGCGGTCGATTTCGTCGTGACAGGCAGAACATGCAATGGTGGCAATCAGGTCTGGCGGTTTGATACCGGTACCGCACAATCCAGCCAGCCGGATATGTGCCAGTACTGACGTTTCAGGATTGCCATTACATACGCCAGGGATTCTTACCTGGCATTCCCGACCACGCGCTGCTTTTCTCAAATCAGCCATGATTCCTCCTTGCTGCCAGTCGCAACCATTTTTTATCAACCAGGCTAGCGGTATATCCGAGCAGTGTTGGTATTTCGGATGGCTTCAGCTCAGGCTTACGCTTACGACGATTTGATACTCTGTAGATGTGCCCGTTCATGACACGAATAAGCGGTGTAGCCATTACGCCTCCTGCTTATCGCGCAGCTGCTGGTATTCACAGCTCTGCGGAATTGTCAGGTGGCAGCCGATATTCATCGCCCAGGCTTCGACTTTGCACAGGAAGATGTACATCTCGCCGGTTTCCAGCTCTGACGTATGGCGGAGGGATTGGACGGTGGTGACCTCGCCGGACACGACATCTACACGGTCTTTGCTTTCGTAGCCGAGATAGGTGTGCTTCATCGCGTCTTTGACCCACTCAGGCGTAGCGAAGGTCTTGCCGCGGGCGATGAGATATTCGCTGATCTCCGTGTACCACATGTGGCTGAGCGCGTTCTGCGACAGGCTGCGCTTCTCGCGCCACGGCTTAACCTGCAGGCGTAAGCATTGCCCGGCATCCAGCAATGGCTGAATCTGCTGGCCGATGGCCGCGAAGTTACCGCGATGGAGTTTGATGCCGTCTACTGGCAGAGTCATACGGCCTCCCTAACGGAAACCGCAGAATGCAGAAAATCGCAGGTGCATTTCTGCATCTGTGACAAGGTGATGAGTTCAGATTGTGGTCGCATTTAAGTCCCCTTAAATGCGCAGAAGTCACCGGAGTTGTTCAGGCTCCGATGAGAGGATTATGGCGGATTGATTACGATAAATCAAAACTATCTTGAAGCCAAAACAGTGATCTTCGCTTTAAAAACCTTGTATACTTTCACCTAATCACAGCCAGAACTATGGATCTAACCAATGACCAACAAAGAAAACAAAGATAAATATATTAACAAGTTCAAGAAAGAGCTTTCAAAATATATACAACCAACTGCTGGAGTGGACATTCAATTATTTAACTCTAAGGATGGTGGTGGTGTAATTAAAGCCACTTTGAATAGAAGGTAATGACTCCAACTTATTGATAGTGTTTTATGTTCAGATAATGCCCGATGACTTTGTCATGCAGCTCCACCGATTTTGAGAACGACAGCGACTTCCGTCCCAGCCGTGCCAGGTGCTGCCTCAGATTCAGGTTATGCCGCTCAATTCGCTGCGTATATCGCTTGCTGATTACGTGCAGCTTTCCCTTCAGGCGGGATTCATACAGCGGCCAGCCATCCGTCATCCATATCACCACGTCAAAGGGTG